AACACGGGCGATGAGACTGCCGGAACAATTCTTAACAAACTTGGAATAACCACTATTTCAGGCAACAACAGCGGTGACGAAACAACTGCTTCGATTGTCTCAAAACTGGCTTCTGCTACTGTAATTTCTGACTCAAGCGGCAAACTGCGATCGGTGCCACAAAATGCGCAGACAGCCGCATACGTGCTTGTTGCTTCTGACAATGGCAAACACATTGCCATTACAAGCGGCGGCGTTACTGTACCGGCAAATACCTTTGCAGCCGGTGACGTCGTGACAATCGTAAATAATTCATCGTTGAGCCAGACAATTACATCAGCGTCCGGTTTGACTTTGCAATGGGCTGGGCAAACGACATCGACAACTGGCAATCGAACGCTTGGTCTGTACGGAATCGCTACGATTTTATTCTTATCGCCAACATTTGCGATCATATCCGGCGCAGGGCTGTCGTAATGTCGATTGTTCAAATGTTCTTTGCTGTTATTTCAAAAATTGCATCGTGGGTTGCTCAATCAGGTTTTGCAATTGCATTCGGATCCACCGGAACGGCTCGCGCCATTGTTTGGAATGGCTCTAAATTCGTTGCTGTTGGTAGCGTAGGTGGCTGTGCAACATCCGCTGATGGGATTACGTGGACCAATCAATCTAACTTAGCGGCAGCCGTAAGTAATTATCAAATTCAGTCTATTGCGTGGAACGGATCAAAATTTGTTGTTGTCGGTGGTGGCGGTGCTTGTGCGACGTCAACTGATGGCGTTACTTGGGCATCACAAGGCGGGTTTGGTGTTGCGTTCAACTCTGGAAATGGCGGCCTTGGAATTTGTTGGAATGGATCAAAGTTCATTGCGGTCGGAACCTCGGGCGGTTGTGCCACGTCGTCAGACGGAATTACGTGGATAAAACAAACAGATTTTACATCTGCTTTTGGTTCGTCAAATGATGCCTATGCCGTTACTACTAACGGGTCTAGGCTCGTCGTGGTCGGATCAAAAGGCGCTTGCGCAACAAATTCTTAATTTACAACTGGCAAAAAATATGCAAATTATTCAAATTCATTCAATGTTTTGGGGCGATCAAAACAACACATTGGTTGGTCTGATCGCAGACACGGACGAAGGCGCGAATCAATTGATCGGCACGCCGTATAGCGAGGCCTCAATTATTTGGGATGCAATAAAGGTATTCCCAGTAGATCAGATCGCAGCTTACACGCCACCTACGACCGTTTCGTAATTGAAATGACAACAATTCGCGCCGAGCTTCAATCGCTGGAACCGTCCGCGATTATCGAGCTATTTCAATTTGATTTAACCACTCAGGGCGGCGACATTGTTTATTTTCACAATGGAATTAACAGCCTTGGAAACGACGTTGTATTTGATGGCGTAACGTATTCTCAATTCCCGATCAAAGCCGAGGGCTTTAAAAAATCAGCAACTGGATCGCTACCGAGGCCTACTGTAACTGTCTCAAACGTCGGGGGCTACATGGGTGCGCTTGCAAGACAATACGGTGATTTTGCCGGATGCAAATTAACAAGAATTCGAACGTTTGCGAGGTTTTTGGATTCCGTAAATTTTAGTTCTGGAAACCCGAGCGCGGATCCAACTCAAATACTGCCAAAAGAAATTTGGTACGTGGATCGCAAATCAAATGAAGATGCAAATACGATGACCTATGAACTATCTGCATCAATTGATATGGTTTCGGTGAAAATTCCACGAAGGCAATTTATTCAAAACTGCTGCACGTGGGTTTACCGTGGGGCTGATTGTGGCTACACAGGCACAAATTATTTTGATATTTCAGGCAATCAGGTGAGCTCGGCATCAAGTGATGTTTGCGGTAAACGGTTGACCGATTGCAAATTACGATTTGGTGATACTGCCGTGTTGCCATTTGGTGGCTTTCCGGGCTGTGGACTGGTTACACAATGATTCCACTGGAAGATCATATTATCGAGGCGATACAGTCGCACTCGAAGTCGGAGTATCCGCTCGAGTCTTGCGGATTGGTGATTATTAAGCAAGGAAAGCAGCGATACATTCCAGCAAAGAACGTTTCAGAAGCCAAAGAAATTAGCTTCACGATCGCCGCCGAAGATTTTGCTCGAGCAGAAGACGCGGGCGAGATTATCCGGTTGTGTCATTCTCATTGCAATATGCCTGCGGTGCCAAGCGAGGCTGATTTAGTCTCTTGCGAAACGAGTGGAGTCCCGTGGCTGATCGTTAATCAGCCTACTGGGGCCATTTACGAATGGTCTCCAACTGGTTACAGCGCACCTCTAATTGGACGCACATTTGCCCATGGCGTCTTAGATTGCTATACCTTAATTCGTGACTATTTCAGAATCGAATGCGGTATTGAGATACCAAACTTTAGGCGCAAGCGTCAATGGTGGCTGCGTGGCGAAGATATGTATGTCGATAACTTTGAACAAGCCGGATTTTTCGAAGTCGACAAGATTCAACAGCATGACGTTTTACTAATGCAAATTGGATCGCCCGTTATCAATCATGGCGCGGTGTACATCGGAAACAATCAAATTATTCAACACTGTACAAACAGGCTTTCGAGCCGTGACGTTTACGGCGGCGGATGGCAGCGTGCGGTCAGAAAAATAGTACGTCACAAAAATTATGCTTAAAACAGTCAAACTCTACGGACACCTCGGTAAAAAATTCGGGCGAGTTCATCGGCTGGATGTGAATGGCCCACTGGATTCTATTCGTGCATTTTCGGCTTTGTATCCTGAATTCAAGAAGTCATTGGTCGAGCATAGGCCTGGTTACAAAATCTTGATCGACGGGTTTGAGGCAAAGAGCAAGGACGAGTTGAAATTGCCCGGTAGTCGCACGATCAGCATTGTTCCTCTGCAATCCGGCGCGGGTAATGGTGTAACGACTATTCTGGCTGGCGTGGCATTAATTGCGGCTGCGTTTGTGACTGGCGGTGCTTCAATCGTTGCGACTGAGTCGTTTGAATCTATTGATGCTTTCCTAGCAGGTTCTGGCACGACAGGTTTGTCACTCACGACTACCAGTATGGGCGCAATGGCTTTAACGTTTGGCGCAACTTTGATTTTGGGCGGTATATCAAAATTGTTATCCCAGCCGAGTAACGCGCCAAGCTATTCATTTAATGGTCCAGTCAACACAACCAATCAAGGCAACAGTGTGCCGATCGTTTACGGTCGAGTAATGATAGGCTCACAGGTCATATCATCCGGCCTCTATTCTTACGATCTCGCAGTTGATTGGACGAATACGTCAACCTCTAACAGCTCGACGTTCAAAGGCCAGATATGAGCGAGATTATTGGCTACGGTGGTGGCGGCAAGGGTGGCAGCGGATCTGGCGGAAGCGGCGCAAGCGAGGCAAGTGATACGCTTCGTTCTTCGGAAATGGCATTTTTGCTCGACGCATTGTGCGAAGGTCCGATTAATGGTCTTGTAAACGGGGCTCAGTCTGTTTATCTTGACCAGACGCCATTGCAAAATGCCGACGGAAATTGGAATTTTGATAACGCCACTTTTGCCTATTCGGTCGGTGATATTGCCGGAAATCAATTAGGTATTGGGTCTTTGTCGGGCGATTCTGGCAACATCGAATCGACTGTTTCGGTAGCGACAAAGGTATATCAGGCTACCCCAATCGTTAAAACTGTCACGGATGCCAACGTTGACTACATTCGAGTCACTGTTTATGTGCCGCAACTTACGCATACCGATAGCAAAACAGGTGATATTAGTGGCTCATCAGTTCACTACAAAATCGATCTAAATATCAATGGCGGTGGTTGGTACAAAATGGTGGATGACACCATATCTGGCAAAACCACAAGCAAGTATTCTCGCAGTTACCTGATACCCACTTCGGGCGTTGGCGGTGTTATTGATGACGTCAATTTAGACCCTGTTGCTCCATCTGGCTCTGGTGGGTCAGGTTCCAGCGGATCCGGTTCGAGCAATTCCGGCGGTGGGTCAGACGGTGGCGATGGCGCAGGCGGATCTTCGACTGGCACTGATTCGTCAAGTAGCGATTCCGCTGCGGCTGCAAATGCGGCGGCTGATGCGGCTGCCGCCGAAGCCGATGCCGCGGCGGAGTCTGCATCCGAGGCGGAGGCTACGGCCTCGGAAGCTGCCGCTGCCGAAGCTGCCGCCGAAGCAGCTGCCGCCGAAGCAGCCGCCAATGCAGCGGCTGATGCTGCGGCAAATGCCGATGCTGCCGCTGCCGAGGCCGCTGCCGCCGACGCCTCTGCTGCCGCCGACGCCTCCGCTGCCGCATCGAGTGATTCGCCAGATGGAGATAGTGATGGTGGCGGCGGTGATGGCGGTGTTTCGTCATCGTCTGGCCCATGGCAGATTCGGGTTCGTCGAACATCTGGCGACAGTGGATCATCCTATACACAAAATGATCTGTATTTTGAAAGTTACACGTCGATTATTTCTACAAAAGTAGAATATCGACACACTGCAATCGCAGGTATCTCGATCGATGCTCGCCAGTTCTCTGCCATTCCGACTCGCGCCTACGAAATTTATGGGCTATCAATTGAGGTGCCATCGAATTATGACCCAGCGTCGCGCACCTACACAGGCACATGGGACGGCACGTTTAAGCTTGCATACTCGAATAATCCGGCATGGTGTTTTTATGACTTGTTGACTAATACTCGTTATGGTGTTGGTGGCAACATTGACACCACAATGATTGATAAGTGGGCTTTGTACTCAATCGGTCAGTATTGCGACGAGTTCGTTGATGATGGCTTCGGAGGTACCGAGCCAAGATTTACCTGCAATCTGGTCATTCAAAAGGCAGATGATGCTTATCGAGTGCTGCAAAACTTCGCAAGCGTATTTAGATCGATTATTTATTGGTCGGCTGGTGGCATTTCAGTATCTCAGGATGCGCCAGCTGATCCTGTGCAAATATTCGCTCCTGCGAATGTCATCGGCGGCGCATTCAAGTATCAAGGGACCAGTTTAAAGTCGCGGCACACCGTTGTTTTGGTGACATGGAACGATCCCGCAAATTACTACAAGCAAGCAATT